TTTCTTGGAGATTGGCATAACAATCGTGCTAGTATCAATATTGTCACTCTTAACTATAGTCTCCGTGCTTTGGAACATCTCAACGACAATTTTTCTCGTGTTTACTTTATTCCTGGCAATCACGACCTATATTATCGCGATCGCCGTGATGTCCAAAGTGTTGAATGGGCTAAACACTTACCGAATGTTATCATTTGTAATGATTGGCTACACACTGGTGATGTTATTGTGGCCCCTTGGCTCATAGGCGAAGATTATAGGCGTATTCCAAAACTAAGTGCTCAATATATGTTTGGGCATTTTGAACTACCACACTTTTATATGAATGCTATGGTTCAAATGCCTGACCACGGTGAAATAAAACGTGAGGATTTTAGCAGCATTGGTCAAGTATTCACTGGACATTTCCATAAGCGACAAACACACAAAAATATTACCTACATAGGCAACTGCTTTCCGCACAACTATGCAGACAACCACGATGATGAGCGTGGTATGATGATCCTAGAGTGGGGTAAGGAGCCCGAGTATCATAGTTGGCCCGAACAACCTAGATATCGTGTATATCAATTAAGCGATGTACTACAAAACACAGAAAGTATGTTGCAGCCAGGTATGCATGTACGTGTAAATCTTGATGTGGAAATAAGCTACGAAGAAGCTACATTTATTAAAGAAACTTTTATTAATACATATAATCTTAGAGAAATAACTCTTATACCACAGAAAGCTACTAACGAAGATATCAATTATGATATCACAGGAAACATTATGTTTGAAAGCGTAGATACTATTGTAACTAATCAGCTTACAAACATACAAAGCGAACAATATAATAAAAGTTTACTGTTAGATATTTACAGAAACTTATGAAATTATTTGATCCTACTAGTCCTGACATTATATTGATAAGTTATCCTTCAGGCGGATTTGGTCATTTTTTATATTATGTTTTAACTAATCATGCTAGCGATACAGTTAAAATAGACGATAATATTTTTGTAATTAGTGACAACGGTGACTGTCACAACAGCAAAAAATATACAAATACATATCAAGATTCTAATAGTTACGAACCTACTATAGATGATGTAGATACCAAAAATAAAAAGATATTAGTATTATGCGACAACGGTATACTTAATGATTCATATGAGCGTGTGAATAAGGTATTTCCACGTGCTCAAATAGTAAGAACAGTTATAACTGATAAAGTAAAACCAATAATATATCAAACTTGTGTAGCTAAAGCTATGCTTACAGATACCGTTACAGAAACTAAAGCTCATCGTGATGCTAACTGGTCTGATGCCGAAGAGCCTTATGCAATTAGAGAAAACTTTACACTACTTTATCATAACTGGCCTTTTAATGATTGGGCTGCAGACAATCGATGCATAAATGTAAATTTAGAATCTTTAATTACAGATACGTTTAACACAATAAAATCATTAGTTGCAAACCTAGGCATGAAACTTGTTGATGAATCTAATTTACATACTGTAATTAAAAATTGGCACAGTAAAAATAGTCAATATTTTAAAATATACTATACCTGGAAAGATATAGAACAAGCTCTTACAAATTATCAGAATCTAGATTTGTCCGGTATTACCAACCTGCATGATCAAGGTTATATTAACTATCGTTTAGAAAAAATATTCAACGTTACTATACCTGTATATGATTATAAAGATTGGTTTAAGGACACCAATGAACTAATAACTAAAATTAATGAAATCAAATATATTAACAATTAGTGACGGCAATGGTGTTGACACTAATTTTAAAAAATGGCCATTTTACTTACAGTTACTAACCAGTAATTACGCCAAAGTTATTAATCGTTCAGTTATTGGCGCTAGCAATGAATTGATGTTTATGCAACTATCTGAGGTAGTTGCTGCTAATAAGCCTGATTATTGTATTATTCAATGGAGCATACCTAACCGTATTGATCTAATAGCAGATAAATTTTGGCTAGCCCAGGCAGAACAAGATCCTGTGTATAATTTTAATGTTGTTGAAAATAACGGGAAAACGTGGTGGGTCACTAGTGCAAGCGATAATGAATATGTAAAAGAATATCATAATAGATATATTGGTCCATGGCAGGCACAGCAACGAAGCCAGGCATGGATAATAGCCGCTGCCGAATTACTTAAATTTCACAAAATAAAATTTGTTTTTTCATTATGCTACGCACTAGATTTTATAGAACCACATACAGATATACTAAATTCATATCCGTGGATTTGGCACAATGATAATTTAGGATTGGATGATTTCAGAACTATTAGTCAATTTAGTTCGTATGATAAAGGATTGGCACAACCACATACTCTTATTCACCTTGACTGGATAAACCAAGTATTAGAACCAAATTGTGAGTTTGTAAATTATAATAAAGACCTGTATAATAACCTAGAACAAGCATTAATAAAATCATGTTCAAAATAAAAACATTATCTGTTAAAAATTTTATGAGTGTAGGTAACGCTACACAGGCAGTTCAATTTGATCGCAAGGATCTTACTCTCGTACTAGGACAAAACTTGGACCTGGGCGGAGACGACACAGGAGCCAGAAATGGAACTGGCAAAACAACCATTATTAATGCACTAAGCTATGCATTGTACGGATCTGCACTAACTAACATCAAGAAGGATAATCTTATCAATAAAACAAATGGTAAGAACATGTTAGTTACTATTGAGTTTGAAAAGGACAGTATAGATTACAGAATTGAACGCGGGCGTAAACCAAACACAATGGCGTTTTATGTAGGTGGTCAAGAGCAACAGATTACAGACGAAAGTCAAGGCGATTCAAGAGAAACACAAGCAGAAATTGAACGCATGCTGGGCATGAGTCACGATATGTTCAAACATATTGTTGCATTAAACACTTATACGGAACCTTTCTTGGCTTTAAAAGCCAATGACCAGCGTACAATCATTGAGCAGTTGCTTGGAATAACAATGCTAAGTGATAAAGCAGATGCACTAAAAGAGCAGCTAAAGGCCACAAAGGATGCTATTACTCAAGAAGAATATAGAATCAAGGCAGTTACAGATGCCAATGCTAGAATACAAGAACAGATCGAAGCCACACGCCGTAGACAGACAATGTGGAATACTAAGCGTTTGAATGAAATTGTAGAATTACAAAAAGCATTAGATGTAGTCGGTGATTTAGATATTGAACAAGAATTACAAAATCACGATTTACTAGACGAGTATAACAATACAACAAACAAAATAAAAGAAATAACTAAATGGAAGGTAGCCTGTGAATCTGAACAGGTAAAATTAATTAAACAACTAGACAAACTTAAAAAAGAAATTGAGACTCTAGAAAAACATGAGTGTTATGCCTGCGGACAACCAATACATGATGATAAACATGAGCAAGTACTAGAAGAGAAACGTACTACGCTAAAAGAAACTTCGCTGCAATATCTTGCTAACGACGAACAATTAATGTCACATGTTGAAGCGATTCAACTATTAGGTACTCAAGGTAAGCCGCCAAAGGTATTTTATGATCGTAAAGAAGATGCTATCAATCATAGAAACACCGTAGCAAATTTGCGTCAACAATTACAAACAAAGCAGGCAGAAGCGGATCCTTACGAAGAACAAATTCGTGAAATGGAAACTAAGGCTGTAGAAGAAATTAGTTATGATTTAATCAATGAACTTGCCAATGTTCGCGAACATCAAGAGTTCTTGCTAAAATTATTAACAAACAAAGATAGTTTTATACGCAAACGTATTATTGATCAAAATTTAAGTTATTTAAATGGAAGGCTAAGCCAATACTTAGATCGCATTGGGCTTCCGCACACAGTTAAATTTTTAAATGATTTAACTGTTAGCATCGAAGAACTAGGTAGAGAATTAGACTTTGATAACTTGAGTAGAGGCGAACGCAATAGATTAATTCTAAGCCTGAGTTGGGCTTTCCGTGATGTTTGGGAAAACCTATATCAACCAATTAATTTATTGTTCATTGACGAAGTAATTGACACAGGCATGGATAGCTCAGGAGTAGAAAATAGTTTGGCTATTCTTAAAAAAATGAGCAGAGAAGGAAATCGCTCAGTTTGGTTAGTTAGTCATAAAGATGAACTAGCCGGGCGTGTTAATAATGTACTAAGTGTAGTTAAAGAAAATGGTTATACAAGTTACAATACAGATGTAGATATAGTATAATTTTTTTACAGAGCATGTTAGTCATAATTAAGTTAGCACATGACTTGGTTATTCGAAAATGCTCCTGTAGCAGAACTACCCGAAAATTGTATTGGATACGTATATATTATTACAAATATTGTATCTGGACGAAAATACATAGGTAAGAAACTAGCCAAGTTTTCAAAAACTACAGTAAAAACAGTAAAGTTAAAAAATGGCACTAAAAAGAAACGTAAAATTAAATCTAAAATACCAAGCGATTGGCAAGACTATTATGGCTCAAACGACGAATTAATTCAAGATGTAAAAACACTAGGCCCAGAAAACTTTCGAAGAGAAATACTATATTACTGTAAATCAAAAGCAGAATGTTCATACATAGAAGCAAGAGAACAATTCAGACACCAAGTCTTAGAATCAGATGATTATTATAACGGACATATACAAGTCCGTGTCCATGGCTCCCACATAAAAAACAAAATTTAATATGGCAACAAAAGGCAATACCAAAAGCGAATATCAGTTTACTCGTATGCCTTGGGGAAAATACAAGGGTCGCTTTATATCAGAATTACCAGACGATTACCTAAAATGGTGTCTACTGAACTGGTCTGACAAAGCTACAATACAAATGTTTGTAGCAGAAGCGCAGCGTCGTAAACTAGTTTAAGCAGTTAAGACTAGCACAGGTCAATTTCGTGTGCCCACGACAAGGGGTTTAACTACACCCGGACGGAAGTCTCTCCGCGCTAGAGAGCACTCAGCAACTATCCCAATTGGGACGATGATCACAAA